ACTATCCAACCTAAAGGAACGGAAGACATAAAGTCGTTTAGTTTTTGACTTATTGGTCCTAGTTCAGTTGTAAACGTACTTTCGTGTGCTGATCTTAAATTAGGTTCTACCCATTGTTCAGCGAAACGAGCTAACGCACCTTCATCGTCCCCAGCTAACCCTAAATCTCTAGCTCTTTTTAAGTTATCAGCACGAGCTTGTTCAACATGGTTAAACATAAACTCTTCCCTAGCTACACGGTCATCTGCGAAGTCTAGTTTTTTAGCAGCATCTTCCGCATCTCTTAACAGTGAAGCTTCAGAAAAATGTCTACCTGATGTAGTCACTAGCGTCTCTATTCCATTTGAAATGAATTTAGCTATATCTTCAGGTTGCGTGAGTCCTTTCTTTTCTGTGGCTTCAATCCAAAGCTGTGCCATAGCTCTTCTCCTGAACTCTAAATCTTTATACATAGAGTCCATTGAAGTCATCAATCGTGTTGGTAGCCTTAGTATATTGCCGAAGTAATCTATAGCTGTTTTTATGCCATCAGCTTCTTTTAGTATATCAGGATCACCCCTAAGCTCTCTTAATGCACTTGCAAAGTTCTCACCAGAAATAGCGTCAACAGCAGCTTCATTACCCACATCTCCACGCCATCCTGTGTTTGTATCTAATAAACCGTCTTTAGCTTTCCACGCTTTACCCATGATCTGCCATAACTCGCCTGATAAATGACCATAAGACCAAGCAGAAACAACTCCTCTTCTGACTTCAGGTTCAGCAGTTAACCAACCGCCTATATATCTTTCAAACTGTTTTATAGTGGCTGATATACTATTACCAATGACATTGACTACGTTAGTCCGTGGTCCCCACAGTAATGAATTGATATAATACTCTCTAACCATTTTAGTCAGCTTGCCTCCGTTGCTTCCTCTGACTTGTTTGTTTATAGCAGTAATAGCATTCCAAAAATCATCTCCCGCACCTTCTTTTGATAGACGTATTGAATTAACAATATCATCTATTTTCATGCCACCACGTCTTCTTAAATATTCTTGTCGTAGTTTGGTATTCTGTATTTCCTTCTGAGACAATCCAATCTTAGCTTTAAACTGAGTAGAACGTAAACCACGACCGAAACCACTAGCAATTTCAGAAACCCTAGCTTGTAAGTTAAGCTGTACATCTAAAGCACTTTTAATTTGTGCCTCTAACAATTCATCTTCTAAACCACCTTTTTTCTTTTTAGCATACTGTTCTGACAATTCTACTAACTGTATTCCGTTTTCGGTCATAAACCTACGCAAAGCCAACATCTTTCCAGCAGCCCTATCCAACGCAACGGGATCACTTTCAGTCGCTCTAAGTAACCCCTCTAAGGTATTACCATCAGCACCCGTAGCGTCAGCCATTTCTTCAATAGCTATCTGATTCATTTTTCCTTCAGATACAAACTGCTTTTTTCCTTCTTTTATTAAAGTTTCACCACTTTTTTCTAAACTGGTATTTAACTCCGATTGCCTAAGACCACCTTCAATTGTAGGTACAAATACTTTCTTTTTGTTACCAGCTTCGTCAGTGATTGTTTTTAACATTCTACCTGAAGCGGTGCGTTGTAAAGATTGTAACCCTCCTGTAAATAATTTATCGTCTGAAAATACTTTAGCCTCTGTTTGTAATCGTACTTTTTCTTGTTTCGTTGGTTTAGGTTCTGCTTTGGGTTTGGCGAGTTCTACTGGTTTAACCTGCTCCTTAATCTCTTTAGTGAACTGCTCAGTAGATTTCTGTATAGCTTCTTCTTGTTGTCCTCCCTCTGCTAATATTTTATTCTTTCTTTTTATAGCTCTTAAACCAGCAACAAACGGAGCAACTAACGCACCTACCCCTAACTCCAAAAGCACACCTTCTAAAACATTTTTAGCCCTTCCCTCTAGTTCATTGTCGTCAGGATCAGCCGCTAAAAACTCGGTAACTGGATCACGAAGGTCTGTGTGTTGTCTTATTAAATTAGATAATCTTTCCTCTTGTCCGTCAAATGCGATGAAATCTGTAGTAGCAGAAGCAGCAGCGTATCCCTTCCAACTTAGATCAGTAAACGCTCCTGCCTTTGGTCCTTGTTTAGTTAACGCTTTAGCTGCTTTACCGCTTATACCTGTTATCTTTCCTGCTTTAGCAGCTTTACCCGCAACACTTATTCCTTTACCAATAACACCAAACGGCAACGCAAATTGAGCAATACCTTCTATTAACGTACCGGGTAATGTTTTTGATTCACCTAGTAATCGCTCTTCGTCTAAATCGGGTAATAAATCAAATGATAAAAAGTCTCCTAAATTATAAACACCACGAGCTAAAGATTCTATACCCCTAAAAGGAGCAGCAAAAGCATCTAAAGCATAATCACCAAAACTAAGGTCCTCCTGTAATGGTTGTTGTTGTTTTTCTTGAAGATTTAATTTCATTGTTCAAATAGCTGTTCTTGTACTTCGATAAACTTCTCTACAGTTTCCTGTGGTATTGTTTGTGTTTCGTAAATTAATTTAAGTAATTCTTCAACATCATCCACATTACTATCAATACCTGATTCACTTTCTCTTCTTAATTGTTCGTAACGTTCTTTAGGAAAGAAAGCATAAAACGGAACTAAATCTTTTAAAGCTTCTTTATTAGTGATGGGAATATTAAGAACCTTACCCTGTTTTCTCTTAATTTCTATTTGTCCTTGACGGATGCTGTCTAAATTCAAACGACTACTACCCATCAAATAAACCATTAATTTTCGTTCCGCTGTTTTTCTTTGTTTATCGTTTTTAGTGTTGTCTTGAATTATATCGTACTGATCTTCTAAGCTATCGAATAAACTTAAATCAAAATGACGAGCTATGACTTTGGCTTTTTTAGTATCTTTACTTCTCAGTGCTTTTTCTAAATCAAAATAATTATAGGTAGGTGAAAAGAAATAACTCTGACCCTGACCTAATTTTACTTCAGGATCAATGAAAGATTTTTTATCATCTATATTTTTAGGGGATTCAGCTTCAACTTCACTAACCTGTTTACTGGCTCTGTACTTTTTGAATATATCTTTAGCACCTTGATTAAATTCTTCTTGAAACTTCTTTTCAAAATCTAGTAAGTCCAAAACACCTTGACCCTGTAAATCGCTAGTTCTAACAAGTTCGTCGTTTACATTCTTATACTGCCCTGTCGATATTTCGTTTCTTTTTACTAACAACTTTCTCTTTAAATCAGTTTCCAACTCAGCAATTTCATCCGATAAAACTTTTGGCATATTTATTGAGATTCGAGTGCCTTCTCTTTTAGCGAATCCCTCTGATAGTAGTAAAGAGTTTTTGTCGTCTTCTAAGTTTTTACTGAAGTCTATTTGAGGAAACATATTTCTCCTCATATTTAAAAAGAAAACACCACGCTCTTCTCCTATCTCTAAAGCACCTAATGTAGTTTGTATAGCCTTAACGCCTTCAGTTATAACAATAGGATTGCCAGTCTCTAATAATTTCTGACGGAAAGCGTTCTCAAGTTCATCCTGACTTCTTATAGGAGCATCAACTCCCTCTATAGTAGCTTGTCCGTTTGATTTGAAAGCCATACCAGCAGCCACTAATTCAGCTTGTATGTTATATAAAATGTCAGTGGCTTCTTTTTTATCGCTAAGTATATTCTGTTCTTCAATCTTATCAATCTCCTCCATCAATACAGCTTTACGATTAGTATAAGCACCGTATATCGGGTCCTCCCCTTTTCGTTTAGCACCTACTCCAAATCTTGCTGTGCCTACTTTAAAATGCCCTGATGCGTGTTCTAAAAAGTTTTTAGCTGCTTGTGGGTTTTTTACTGCTAATTGCCGTGTAACACGTTCAATCATTTCTACCTGTTTATCAGCAGTCATCCAGTTTGTTTCTGCCCACACTTCGTCTAGTCTTGTAGCGTATCTAGGATCATCTAAATCTAAAGTACCGTCACTAAATAAACGGGCTTCTATATCAGCTTGTACTTGTTTTTCTGCCTCTTTGTTTTTACGTGTATCGTACTCTAAAACATATTTATCTATTGTTGGTCTAACTACTTCGTCAAAGCCTTCTTTAACAAATACATCTGTAGCTAACTGCCCGTATTGTCCTTCAAAATCTTGTCTTATTATACCTGCTATAGCTTCCGTGCTAACATCTTCGTCTCCGGCTTCTGGATTATTTAAACGAAAATGTAGTTGCTTTTGGTACTCATCGTGCAGACGTGCTCCTAAAGCTCTCTTCTTTCTTTTCCAATTTAATGGCGAAGCTAGAAACGGTATACTGCCTTTACGTACTTGTTTGTCTAATTCAGCTTCTGTTTTATTTAAATCTGCTTTTAATTGTTCAGGCGACATCCGAGCAACTTCTTCTTGGAACTGCTCAAACTCTATATCAGCTACTCGTGTGTACTGCTGTAACACTGGATTAACTTGACCCAACGCATCAGCTAAGTCCATCAACTTGTTACGTCCTGCTCGTTGAACTTGTATCCCGTACTGACCAGCCCGTTGAATGGTGGGTGATATACCGGGAACAGCGTCCCCTAATCCTTGTACTTGTACTCGTTCTCTAGCCATATTAACTTCTTGTTAAAACTGTAGATGTAGGCTCAAAGCTACCACCTGTACCTGCCCCACCGAAACCACCGCCCATCTGTTGCATCTGCAATCCAGTACCATACGCACCCACTGCACTTGTGGCAGTCTGTAACAATGCAGTCAAAGCACTAGGTCTGTTGATAGGTTGATTGATTCCGATCTGACGTTGAGTCGTCGCAAACCCTGCTTGTTCAAGACCCATACCTGTTGCTACTTGTCCTAGTTCTTGCTGTCTTAAAAGTGCTGACCTGTACGCTCCTTCTTGTCGTGTGTAGTCATCCATCAACGCTTGTACACTAGCTCCGGCAACACCTGCCTCTCCAGCAGATACTCTAGCTCGTGCTAATGCTTGTTGTGATTTACGACTAACTTGTTCCAACTCACGACCCACAGCTTCCTGCTCTTGTGCTTGACGCATACGAATGGAAGTTTGTTCTTGTAGGAAACGTTGACGTTCAGCTGCTGAGGCTTGTGCTTGGTACGCTGCTTGCTGTTTAGCTTGTCGCCTAGCACCCATATACTGAGCACCACCCGCTGCAACTGCAAGACCTGCTAATAACGCTGGATAACACATATCAATTACTTCCTCTCTAATATAAATGACATATACCCGTCGTACTGGCAATCGCTAAACTCTGCACCCAACCACTGCAACCACCTGTAACTCAACGTGTTAGTCTCCATTACGATGTTTGTTAAATAGTCAAAACCGATCATCATCTCGTCCACCCACTGCTTTGAATGTTTAAGAAAGTACTTCTTAGCGGTGGCCAATCGTCGTGTTCCTAATAACCAAACAACACCAACGTTCTCGTGAGGAGTGACACCAAAGCTGCAATACAAACCATCGTTACCTCGTAGTGAATAACACTTACTGCTTGTTTCAAACGATAGGTTAACTGCGTCCTTTGGGTGGTGCATTAGACCGATACATTCCATCATGTCCTCTTCTCTCATGTCGTCGTACAATTCGAACGCATCCATATCCGGCATAGCTTCCTCGACCCTAAGACCCATATCGTTTACTCCTTGGTATAACCATCGATTCAAACTCAGCAGCTAACAACTTACACGGCAACGCACTATCACTCTTTACTTCGATAGTCACCTTGTCGGGTTGTCCTTGTACTGCAAATCTGAAGTGACCGTCTTGTGGTTCGAACTCGTTTAATAAAAGATTAGCTCCCGTGATGTCAGGATTGAACACATACTTATAGGTGTCACGATACTCAGGGGTTACTTCCACAACAAAGTGTCCAGTGTCTGCGTAGTTGATACTACCGTTACGGATCGTTTGGAATGTATAATCAGAAGCACTACGTCCTCCTCGTTCCGTTGGTTGTTTTATTGCTTGGTTAGAGAACCTGTACAACATATTGTACGGCTTACCTATAACAAAGTACGTATCGTCGTTGTAAGTCTTACCTAGTGCCCACGCTGTTGCAGAACTAAAATCTGTACTAACAACCCAGTAATCTGTCCAATCAGCACCTGTACCCGGTTCAGTAGCAGCTGTAGAAGTGTGTACTTGAGTATCAGGATCAGTATGTACGCACTTATAAACTGTACCACCATTACTCACATAACTAGCTAACGCACCTGTTACATCCACCGTAGTGTTGTCCACCATAGTAATAGCTCGTTGCGTTCCTATCTTAGTATAAATCTCTATATCAGTACCAAGACTGACATTGTATGGTATGCCGCTTATACGTGTCTTCTTAGTCGAAGCGTTATACAAAGATACAGTAACATCGTTACCGTCTACCCTACTATCTAACAACAACGGATAACCTAGTCCTTCGTCCGTCAGTCCGTCTTCCAATGTCAAGAACTCTAGGTGTAACCCTTCGTCGTCCTTGGTTATCATGTACAACTTACTGTCTATGAAATCAAAACCAACAACGTCACGATCAAAGGTGAACTTCATCCAAGCACTTTGTATCTTCTCCTTGTTGCTCCAAAAGTATTTATATACGTACAACGTCTTCAGGTCGCTGTCTACACCGATACACAATGTATTCTCTGCTTGGCTACCTGCTATCTTACGTACATCTTTTGGTATGTACTTGGGTACTTGTTGTGTAACTTCCTCTGCATCAAACAGTTCTGTATTGTTATCAACAAAGTATTCATACATTCCTTCGAAGTCGTTACGTTTAAATGTAAAGTATATATAGTTACCGAGAGCTACGGGTTCTACGCTGTCTGATATATCGTACTCAGTAACAGGAGAGATAGCTACTGTCTTAGGACTTAGTACATCAGCACCACGCAATACGAACTGGGACTGCTTACTGAACAGCATCAGCTTCTCTTGGAACGGTATAGCGTGTTGTAGGATAGCTACCTTGGTGTGACTGAGTCCGACGTCTATCGGTGCGCTGTCTAACAGCTGCTGTGTGGTAGTCCTGAAGAAGTTAAAATAGTTGTCTGCTTCGCTAAAGATAACAGATGTATCAGTAACAAACCCTAAGCGGTTCTTGAAGAAGAAGACGTCGTTGATAGTTTGGTCTACAAAAGATGGAAATGGATTGGTGATGTCGTCACCTGCTTGCCTTTGGATGTACGAAGTAGCTCGTTCAAAATATTGTATATCAGATTTCCATGGAGCAGCTGAATTAACTGCCGTCGTCACTACCCAATATCTTTTCCAATCAGCAACTCCGTCTCCGTCGTCATCTACCGTACCTCCGGGTTCGTTACTACTATTAGATACGTGAGGTTCTACTAAGTTATAAAATACACCGTTGTGTTTAACAACATTACTTCGTTCGTTTGGTGTTTGAAGCGTAAAACTGTTTACTTTCCCCGTTATTGTGTCGTATGAATCAATAACAAGAACGACAGGCATAGTAGTTACATTTAAAGATGTATTTATTCCTTTGTATTCTTTACTTGATTCTAAACCTCTTACCCATCCAACCGTTTCTACCCAACTGCCTTCTCCAAAATCTTCCCCGTCTTTAGTTTTAAATATAACATAGTAGTCGTCTTGGTCTATGTCTGCATCTCCTCTTATCTTTACTCTAAATCTATTGAAGCAGTGCTTGGGCAGGTCAGTAATACTATCAACTTCTTTGTAAGCAACTTTCAGTGCTTGGTCAGCTAGACCGTCTTCTGTACGAATAGTAAAATCAGTATCTGCGGAAATCTTAATTACCGAACCTTTTCTAGTTACTTGAAAGTTTGAGTTCGTCAACGATACAGAATTAATCGCAGGTAATACATACCCCGGAGTGCTGTTATCTATATCTTCATATTCAGACCACTCCAATGCGTCACCACCGCCAAAACCGCCAAACTGACTTGCTGTTATTTTTCTAATTATTAACTTATATGTATTAGTCGCTAAAGTGCTATCGTAGTTAATACCTCTGTGAGTCAATATGTAACTAGCTAACGAACCCCCACTAAATACACACGTACCTTTCGTTCCTGTTGCTAGTTTTGTAGTGTGCGTAGCATCTGTGTATTGATCTATGAAGAACTCATATTTAACAGTTGTTACCGGCTTCGCAAAAACTAAAACACCGCTGGGCTTATGTGTACCACTATCCTCAAAACCGCTGCCTCCTCCTATTTCTAAATCAACTACACCGAGTCCTTGTTGACCCGCCAAATAATCCTCTAATATGAGTTCTAAATCTTCAGCGATAACAGCTGTATCTGAATATTCTCCACCTTTACTTCCTTGAGCATCTCCACTTTCGTAAGTATGTCCAGCACTCGGCGGAAACTGATCGCTTTGTAGACCTGTTGGTGAACTGCTTACTGTAACTAATTGATTGTCTAAGTATATATCGTAGTTCTTTTCGTAGTCGCCAAGATTAACAGTAATTATAGCATCGTACTCTAAGTCTTTGCTTTTTAAAGCGTCACTATCGTCTACTTGTACCGTCTTCCTCTTATTAACAAGAAACGTATAGTCAGCTACAGTCAACGCTCTCAGATCGTTCAACGGATCAGTAACAGAAGTACCAAGACTAAGATAGCTGTTAGCAATAGATGTAACGGTAACAGGTATAGATGTACCTAACGATACGTCGTAAGCACTAACACCAGCAGGAATACCTAACGATACATTACCTAACGATACGACTATAGCGTACTGGTTGGTTTCGTCCCGTTTAACAAAGTGTGTGAATATATTAGCTGTACCGTCTGTGTCTAAATTCTTTACGTAGTTGGTATTAGGACGTTTCTTTAGTCCCTCAACAACAGTAGCCCAAGCATTGATCTGTTCGTCGCACTGACCGGGATAACGCAGATTGTCAGGCTGCTGCGATACACCTTGGGCTAAGTTAGGTACGCTATTTACTAACAGAGGCATTACCTGTCAAGCACACGCATTACGCTGTAGTTATCAAAGATAGTACGGTCTGCATTCTCGGAGTCACTATCAATAGCCCGTGCTTTCGCTTCCACTTCGTCCCGTAGTGCAAATCCTTCGATCTCACGACTACCAAGAAAACGATTACTGAATATACGGGCAGCTTTAATAGTGATGTAGTTTCTAAATTGTTCAGGTATCTCTGTAAAGTCTAACTGAAAAGTAACAGAGGCTTTTACCTCTTTTGTCCAGACGTCTGTGTGATTCTTCCTGTCGTATAAAGTATTACCACGTTGTACAGGATCGACGTCTGTATATATCTGTGGGTCTAAGTCTATGGTTAACACGTTGCTAGGTAAAGTAATCTTACTGTTAGTCGCATCGGGAGTGAATGGATATTCGTGCTCCGTGTTAAAGTGCCAACCTTCTGACTGTACGGCTCTACTCGTTTCGTCTAACACATTCTCTGCTTGAACCACAGTGATCGGGACAGCAGTGCCTCCTAACGTGTTAACGGGTGCTTCGCCTATAACGGCAATCATTGTGTTTACCGCTTCGAGTTTAGTTGTAAGAGCCATTGTAATAAAGGTTTCGGTAGAAGGGAGCGGAACGAATCACAGACCTCCCAACACCGAGAGAGTGGTTACTTCTGAAGTTCGATAGCACACTCAGGACGGAGAACTCCGTGACCCATAGCATACTTCGCAACGAAAAGCGTACCTTGACGCTCAATTTGGTACTCAGATTCAGTAGCCAAGTCGAGCAGTTTAACTGTTCCAACAGCAGCGGAATGAGAAACAATACCAAGCGTGTTAGTAAAGTTTCCGTTGTATCCTACACCACTAGCACCGAACACATCGTTGTCAGCAGCGCCGTCACCAGTAGAAGTACCGCTGAGGTCAGTTGATGGAATGTGGTTGGACTTGTAGATAGTGATACCTGCAATCTGTGGGATTGATCCAGAAGCGATGCTTCCTAAACCTCCGACGTCTTTATTGACAGCAGAAGTAGAGATAGCGAGCGTTCCTGCACCACCAGTGATTAACTTGTAGTACTCTTGAGGACGAAGAACGCAGAAACGACCGTCACTAGGAACATCGTTTTCGTCGAGCTTCTGAGCAGCAGTAAACAGAGCAGCTGTTAATTCAGCACCTGTAGGATCAGTGTTGTCTGCATCATCAAGTGAGTCAGCACCTGTACCCATTGCGTTAGCAGAAACATCGAGAATACCACCAGTCTTACCGCCTGTTACGACAGCAGCGGAACGAGCAGCAGCGATGAATACTTTAGCAAGAGCAGTATCGAAACGAACAGCAAGAGCTTTACCCAACTCGTTAGCATATACTGAACGAATGTCGTAGTGGTTCTTTACGTCGTCGATGTTAGCCAAGAAAGTAGAAGCAACAAGCATCTTATCGATGTTAATTACTCGCTCAGACTTTCTGATGTCACTAAGGTAGCTGTTACCACCGTCAGCGATGTTTTCACCGGGTGTGTGGTAAGAAGCACTAGCGATTCCTGTTACAGGGAACTGAGCAGACTTTCCGCTTTCGATGGTTCTGATTGTGTGTAGAGGCTTGAAGATGTTGCTTTCTTCGAAGGTTTGCAAAATCTCTCCGCTGAACTTTTTAAGGAACAACGCATTGTCTTGAGCAAAACTTCCATCAGAAGTAGCATCATTAAAACCTACACGTGAGGGGGATGTATTTCCATTAGCCATGATTTATAATCTCCTATATTACGTATGTTATTATTGTATTTGTTATGATGACTTTCACTTCGTTCGTTCGCACAGGATTGTCCTCCGCAGAGGGTCGAGGGACTAGTAGTCGCTAGTTGTCTAATTAAATATGTTACCGATTACTATAAGACCAACAAATGCACCAATTGTCAACACTAGGACTTTCTGACGCTGTGGTAGATCGTTGTAGATTCTAAGTAATCTTTCTATTTGATATTTCATCTTTTGCTTTCTTGTGTACGTATCTCGTATATATGATTGGTATGACATTCCACAAGACTACACCGATAAGGCACAGCTTTAGCAAGCCATAAATTTCGTTCAGCATACCGTCAAAAAACCCGTTATCCATTGACGCATCTAGTTGATTATTAACGAGTTGCTTAATATCTCCTTCACTTAACGCCTTGACTTGTTCCGTTAAATGTTTGTTTTCTTCCATGTATTTGGCTGTTTCTCCCACACCCCAACCAAGTGCAGCAGCTCCCGCAGCAACGCCCGGTCCTCCTAAGCTACCTACTGCTGCTCCACCCGTAGCTCCGAGAGCCGGATAAAATGATGCCTTGGAACAACCCGCAAAACTCCCCATAACCGATAAAAGGAAGAAAACCAAAGCGAGTCGTCCAAGGCATCTGTTCACCTTACTTATGAATGAAAGACATTATATATTACTCACAGCCAGTCGTCTGTCAATCTCTTGATGATACGCTTTGTCACCACTACGATAACGTGGGTCTGACTGTGCACGTGCTAATTCTTGCATACTCTTAAACGGCATGGTTGATGTACCGCTTACTGAGCCTTGCACTAAAGTTTTTGGACGACTGCCTGTAGCATTCTGATAACGAGCGTATAGTCCTTGTACTGCTAACTTCGCTTGTTGTACTGACCCAGACGTAACGGCTTCGTCAAACGCATCGACCTCTTCGGATGGTAAGTGTTCGTTTGCCCATTCAGCCATCTGATCGTATTCACCACCTGCCACTCCTTTGATCTGGGCTTCTTCTGATTGTAATAAAGCTTGTTGACCAGCTGCGTAACTATCGACGAGATCACGTGGTAGTCCTACTTTTTCAAGCTTTTGATAAGTTTCTTCAGACAGTTGACCGTCATTCTCAAAGAACTCCTGACTAGCTTCCACAACAGCTTCGTTATAATTACCAGCTTCTGGCTTGTCGTTTTCATTCTCGGTCTCTTCGGTTTGTTGTGGTTCTTCTTCTTGTTGCTCTTCGGAGGCGGGTTGTCCAAGTTTCTTCTCAAGCTCACTATAAGCGTTCGCCATGTCTTCCGCTGACTTGAACTTTTCAGGTAACCATTCAGGACGTTCCGTTTGTTGTTCTTCCGTAGTCTCAGCAACTTCGTCAGTCTGAGCTTCTTCGGGTTCGATCTCATTCGGTGCTTTCTCGTTAATCTCTACTCGGTGTAGTTCTGCCATAATTTATTATTCCTCGGTAGGTTGTTGTTGTTGACTTGCCATGTACTGCTCCTGTGCAGCATTGATAGCGGGTGCTACGGCAGGGCTTCCCAACTTCATCATCATCTCTTGTTGTTGTTGCATCTGCATAGCTTGTTGAATCTCTTCTTCCGTCTTAATCAGTCCCTCAGTTTCTATACCAAGAGCAGTAGCACGACGCTTGAAGTAATCAGATACGTTAAGATATTGATTGACTGCTTGTGGTCCCACTACCTGATTAGCACCAGCAAGAAACATATCAAGACGATTAAGATCATTACCACGACCCAATGCTTCCACACCAGTGACGATGGTAGGTTTAACAATATCCTTGGGTAGCTTAGGTAGTCGTTTCTCTTTGGACATACGATCCATTAAACGAGTGACGATAGGCAGTTGCATCTCCTGAGCTAAGAGAGAGTAGAGACCACCGAGGGCAGCTTCAAGCTCTTGGCTTAACATCCGTATCTCCTCGGCAGTCACTCTCTCGGCATCTCTAACAACCCCCGATGTCAGTAGAAAGGCTTGGCTCAATCGATCTGTTATACCAGCCATTGTAGTCTGTGCTGTCCGTAGATCGTTGAACTTATTAAGTTGTAAGACGGAGACGTCTCCTTCGCTGCCCTGCACAATCGCACCGTTAGGAGCTTCAGCCAGTGTTCTTGCCCGTGTCGTTCCGTTAGGATTGACCATAAACAATACCTTAGCTGCTGCTGCACTGGCTTCTACGATTGATTTAGTTAACGACTCCAACGAGCGGATGTCTCCGATATACTCTTCAACAAACCCACGTCCGTAGTCTTCTCCGTCTATTTGAGTGTAACGCAAGGGTAGCCACGGGGACTTTTCTAATGGATAACGTCCTACGCTTTCCTCGATAAGCATTCCCTTTACGTCTTGATACACTTTAAATTCATCATCTTCACGCACGATAGCAGTGTACAAATCACACGTGTTTTCTTTCTCTTGTCTGTACACTTCTTCCCGTACCGACTCAGGTAACATCATAGGTGCTACTGTTTCTTTGACAGCTATGTGTGTAACGTTACCCATTGGATCACGCTTAACAACGTAACGATCCAACTTAAACGTTCTCATACCTCCTTCATCCGGGAGATATAACAAAGCGTTACCCGTGATTAACAAGTTCTTGAGTGCTTGGAATATACCGTTCCTGAAGTTCTGTACTTCTACTTCCTGTGATACACTACGCTCTACATCAGCTAAAGCTTTCTCTAAGTCTGTACGTAGTTGCTCTGCGCCCTCTTGTCCCAGTTCAGCTTTGGCTTTGTCTAGTTCGTATCTATCTATAACAAGACGAAAGAACGGAGCGTTCGGTGGTAGTAAAGCTAACAATAACTTAGACGATAGATTCAGAACACCACGTGCTCCGATGCCTTGATACGGTGTGTAGTATTTAGTGGCGTAGTTGTGCCCGTCAGGAGGCAGTACATAGGGTAGGGTTAACTCTGACGATTGACGTCCTCTGTCTAAAAACGACCACCGCTGATTTTCTAACGAATGGTATAACCCTTGTGCTGTCTCCTGTTCCATAACTTAGATAGGATCGTCAGACCACTCTTCGTTAGCTAGTATAGTCAACATCTCAGAACGATCATAGGTAGTCTTACCTGCGAGAAAGCTAGGCGTGCCGCCTTCAAACTTAACAAAGGTCTGTGTACCAGCTAGATTGTATCTAAGCGTATCAGCACTTGTCTCAAGCACTTGGTTAAAATCTACGGAACTAACTTCCGAAGCGTCGATGATTACGTAGTTTCTCATGATTTATTAAGTTGGTACATCAGTTGAGAAGGTTGGCCCGTTAGTTAGTGTTCCGTTATTCCCTCCACTTCCTTGGTCAGTGATTGTTGTGCCTGTACCTCCGTCGTTATCTCCCATTCTCCACCAATGTACGGGACTGAGTGATGAAAGGTCAGCAGGCGCTCCGCTGTTGTAAATAGCAGTTATATCCGTACTTGTTAACGCGCTAGACCAAAACGCTACTTCATCGGCTAGTCCGTTCATTTCGTAGCCTGAGAAAACTTGTGACGAACCGACCCAAAAGTTTTGACCCGATGAAGATGGCATGGATGCGGAACGAGTACCCGTGTCAGAAAGACTTCCGTCGACGTATAGTGTGCAGTTATTTGTACCGTTTCCGTCCTTGATAACTGCGATGTGATAATATTGCCCCGTTGATAAAGTTGAACCGCTTGTCAAAACTTCGGGGGAACCTAAATACACTCCTAGCGACCCGCCTGACTTCAAGTAAAAAGAAAATCGATCCGCTGAGTCTATTCCCCCTGTTAAAAACAAAGTGTTATCTGCGTCAAATTTGAACCAACCTGAAAGCGTAAAAGAGTCTGTGCTATTCATTGCCGTGACAGTACCGCAATCTATATAATCATCTGAGCCATCAAGGTCTACAGAGTAGGTGTTACTGAATGGAGGTACAGTAGGACTAGCGATTATTCCGCTACCAATGCTAGGAAGTATAAGTGCCATCTCTTAGGACGCTGTGTCCCCAGCTAGAACAAAGGTGTCAGCAGCATAAGCAAGTAAACTAGCAACGCCGTACTGAGCATTGATCTTAGTGTGCGACTGTCTGTTGTTAATAGTAGTCGAAGAAGCGCTAAAGCTTACTTGTCCTGCTCCCTTTTGTACGAACGAACAATTGAATCCTACTCCTAATCCACTCGGTACTGTGACTGTTACTGCACTAGCATTATCAAGTACTACGACCTTGCCATTGTCACTAGATAGAAGCGTGTATGTAGTTCCTGTCTGATCGTTGATGGATGCGTCAAATCCTAGTATCGCTTCTCCGTCGAAGTTGCCGTCTGTTAAATCTCCTGCTGATACTGTCACCGCTCCCGTCTGTCCTGCCACCGATTGCACAGGTGCTAGGGTCATCAGGTTAGTAGCGGTTACTTTCTTAGTTGTGGGTGTGCCTGATACGTCATCCACGATAGCCATTATATCGGCTCCGGCTGGACTCGGCAGGTCTGTAAGTTCTGTAATTTTTTTATTAGCCATGATTTTTAAATGTTAAGATGATATAACCCTTGTGCTGTTTCGTGCATATTTAGATAATTTCGTCGCTCGTCCACTCAGGCCCACTCAAGATGCTTAGTATCTCTTCTTGATCGTACTCCGTCTTGCCGAGCAGAAAGAATGGTTGTGTGCCTTCGTACTTAACGAAAGTCTTAGTGCCGTCCAATGAATAACGAAGTGTGTCGGCAGATGTTTCAGCTACTTGGTCGAAGTCTACCGAGCTAACTTCCGATGCGTCTATTATGCAGTATGTTCTCATGCTATATAAATGGAGTCAGGAGCTGTGCTTAAATCTTTAAAAGCTGCACCGTTGGTTAATGTACCGTTAACTAAAGTAGAAGCATTTCCATCGTCAGTAACGGTAGTACCAGTTCCACCATCTCCGTCACCCATTCTCCACCAGTGGTCAGGGTTTAATCCTGAAAGGTTAGCTGGTGTAGTGCCTGTATAAATACTTGATATATTACTTGATTGATCTGAACCCCAAATTGCAACTTCATCAAACTCACCATCCGTATAATAACCTGAAAATATTTGTGTGCTACCTACTTTTAAATTTTTCCCCGCATTAGAGGATAAAGTAGAGGGGACTGTAGTGCTTGTATCTTCTTGTAATCCGTTTATCCAAATAGAAGCATTAGTTCCGTCTTTAAAGATAGCTACATGATACCAAGTATCGTAAGACAAAGCGGTAGTTGAAGTAAGAACAGAAGACGCTCCCATATAAACATCTATGTTACGAGAATTATTTAAAAAAGGCATGAACCTATCACTCGAACTTGTACCTGAAGCTAAAATCATATCATTAGACCCTGAGTGGATTTTGACCCAAAGAGTTACTGATAGAGCAGACGCACTTGACAACTCTGCTATATCTCCATTCACGCCAATGTCCAAATAATCGTTACTGCCGTCTAAAATTATTCCGTAATGGTTGGTTAATGTAGGATAAACAGTTATATCTTTATCGTAAACTTGCCAATTCGTTCCATCTGATACTTCGATAGCTTTACTTGTGGTGTTAAATTTACAAAGCCCGATTGAGTGACTATCTCGACTAGCTGTTGTGTGTGTTGTAAGTGTACTCATAAATTATACAGTTGAATCGTTGTTATATAAAAACCATCTATCACCATCCCACACATACAACTTGTCGGTGTCTTTGGCGTGTACGATGGTGTAGTCGTCTGCTCCTGAGTCGGAGATAAAGTCAGACTCGTTGTCAAATACTTGAGCGGTTGGGAATGTTAAGGTGCTGTCGTGAATTGTGTCTAATACAGTGCCACTGACATTCGCTTGATTATGGTCATTAGCATCTAAAGTAGCAGTAACTCCTGATCCTAAAGTAGCTGAATTTTGAAGGTTGAAAGTTATAACAGTATCTGAGCCTGTGCTTAAAGTCTGACCCGTAGCTACTGTAAGTACAAGTGTACCTGTTGACTGCGTCCAAGAACCAGCACTACCAAATACAGACGCTCCCGCCCCACTTAAAGTTAAGGAACCGTCTACTGTTTGTGAGCTTGTTAATCCAGCAAGTGTGATAGAACCGCCAGCAGAAATATCAATACCGGGCTGTACCGTAAATGTAATTGTATTCGTCCCGCTTGTTTGAGAATTAGAATCACTCAATGTTGCCGTCTCAAAAGAAGAAGGTGGTACAGCACCACTAGCTGGTTCAAATTGTAATATGTCTCCGTTCTCTGCTGTTAATGGTTCAGCTAGTTCTGTCGTTAACGCTCCGTCTATAGAGGGAGTAACACCGCTGTCTGCATCAGCATCAAAGCCGTACAACTCACCAAACGCAGGACGTAGGAATCTGTTAGGCAGAAGCTGTGTACCGCTAGGTGGACGTGCGTCCGATGTAAACGTCAGTCCCATTAAAGAGAATCAACTGTACCAGTAGAGAACACGCTGTGTGTACCGCTGGTGTAAGCTGTGATGTTAGCTCTGATCTTTTCGTAGTGACCGTGGTCATCTCTGATCATTACATCTCCGTCAGTGGTTACGTCTTCAGAGTGGATCGTTCTCCATCCTCCTCCAATGTACGCCTGAATGGCTATGGTTGCTGTACCGCTGACTGTAGTAGAGATTACAAATGTATATCCCTTAGTACGCTCAGACCCGAACGAACTACCCGCCCCTGCTGATGTAGCATCTGAGAGTAGTGTCTTTTTATCTAGTGTGCGAAGGCTCATGTGTTATATTATTACTTTGTTTTATTGTGAAAGTTGTACGCCAGTCTGACCAGCAGCTGCTCCACCCATTGAAACACTAGGACGACGAACAGTCAATTGTTGTGTGCCTCGACGCTTCTTAGGTTCCGCTCTCATAGCTCGTTGAGTAACAGCACGTTCCGCAGTAGGTAGCGGGGGAGGAGGTGGTGCTGGTGGTGGTGGAGGAGCAGGTACGGATGGTGAGCTAAAGCACATGACTATTGTTTGGTTACTATGTTATCTTGAAGTTGTTCGTCGTATATCTGTTGTAAATAATTAATTACACTACGTTGTCCTACTTTAAACCATACCAATCTATCGTCGTCTGTCAACAGCGGACATTTATCCGGGTACAGCTTGTCAAGCTTATCTATTAAATCTTTGCTAAGTGCTGGTAATACTATTTCTTCAGTTGTCATCTTTTTCTATATCATCCAGTTCTATTGGTAAATTACCACGTTTTATTTGATCCTTTGTCCACAACCACGCTGACGCATTCCACAAGATCGCACCTGCATGATCCTCCGTTTCGTCTCCTTCAGCCAACGCTAACAAGTGTCTGAACATACTGTCGTACAGTCTAGTTAACGGGAATCCTTTTCTCCAGTTGTTGTCTCCGTAAAGTTTGCCGCCATCTTCAAATCTTTTGGCGAGACTGCGTAAGGCGATTGGAGGAATAAGCGAGGGTCGTCCCCGTCCAATGTCCCCGTCACGTCTAGCACCTGTGGTGAAATCTTTAGTATATCCTTGGTTTGGTAGTTTCTCGGTGTCCATAGTTTTTTTATTGTGTTAGTTCTAAAGCAATAGTTATCCGCTTGCAGTAGTCGTGCCATCCACGCATTCATCAGTGCGTCGTTCTCGGTGAGTCCTACATCTTCGTAGCATTTCTTCACCACATCCCAATCGTATCCTTCTTTTTCAAGTAGACGTTTAGCAGTGACAGCTCCCACTTTAGGTACACCGCTGTATCCATCTGTTGCGTCACCCGTAAGTGTTTGTATCAGGTGGTATCGGTCTGCTTCTTCCTGACTGACGTGATGCGTTTCGTCTTTGTTGAAGTCGTAGTAGATGCCCGGTACGCTTTTGAAGTCTTTGTCAATGGAGACGATAATCGTTTCCTCATCCATCTTTTTGTCCGTTGCCAGAATTGATATGATGTCATCAGCTTCTAAGTTCGGCCATAGTTGACCGTCCATTTCTTCTATTATCCACTTCTTTACTTGTTTTAATATGATAGGTAATCGACTCTTTGATCTGTTAGATTTGTAGTCGGGATTAAGAATACGACGATAGTTAGCCCGATCAGTCAAAGCCATAACGATGTCGTCTGCTTGTAACTTCTCTTTGAACTCTTCGACGCGATTAACAATACGAGCTTTGGCTAGTGCCATGTCTGCGTGTACTGTCCACATCTCCTCCTTCCACTCAATTGATTCCTCGGCTATTACTGATGCTTCAAACGCTAACACGTCAGCATCAATCAATAATGTTTTATTCATAATATAGGCTCCAGTTGTCCTGCCATTTCTTGTACTTCGATGTACTGTCAGGTGCTGGGTTTAGTTTTACGGTTTTAGATTGTATTTCATTTCTTGGTATCATCCACCACGTGTCTTCAGGCACAACATATATACCAACAACATCGATGTCGTGTGACATATAGTCTTTATTCTCACAACCAACGGATGTGACACAGCTATAACAATTCTTAGCCGGAGTAGCCCGTGTGTTGGTTGCTTTGATTTGTACCTTTAGAATACCTGCTGGACACGTGACGATCATATCCCACGGCATTGGTGTTACAGGTAGGTGTGGTTCAAAGTTCCGTTCCAAACATTCAGTGATAAACTTTTGTTCAGCTATTGCTCCTGTTCGCTGGGATGATGAGGACGGCATAGGTAGGTTGAGGTCAACAGTATCGTATAATTCTGCAACCTTCAAGTGCCAATCGTATTCAAGCTCAACCTCCATTGTAACCTCCTTGTGTTAACCATTTATACATTGTCCTGAGAATCTCAGGATTGTCTTTTACTTTCCCCATCGCTGAATTACAAGGGTTACACAACAAACCTCTAACCTTTCCAGTTAAATGGCAGTGATCTACATCTAGATTCCTACCGTTGGTTGTATAATCCTTCCCGCATATACCGCATTTGCTGTCTTGCTCCGAAAGCATTCTATCATAGTCTTCAGGCGTGATTTTATATCTTTGCCATAAATGAGATTTACGTTGGCGTCGCTTTTGAGCCGGGGGGTTTTTGTCTTTACTTTTGTAGTAACGCTTACGCTTACATGGCATACAAGTGTGTCTTCTTCCATCGCCTCCGGCCTCTCTAGATTTCTTACACTTCTCCATCTCCTCTAGAGGATAGTATTTTCCACACTTTTTACATAACTTGGTTTCCATCAGTGTGTCTGTGCCCACGTCTCTCCGATCTTTGCTTCCCCGTCCAACATGACATTTAGTTTTAACTCTTTACCTGCTGCTCTTATCGCATTGACTGCAAGCTCACAGAACACACTTGCTTTGTCAGGTTGTACCTCTGCTTGGATCTCGTCGTGGACGTTAGCAACAAAGCTGTACTCTCTACCGTGTTGCCACTTCAAAGTGATTAGACGTTTAAACAATTCAATCAAAGCTACCTTCATACACACAGCACCTGCTGATTGTAACAACATATTCAACGCAGAGTGTGGCGAACGAACGGGAAGTATGCGATAATCTAACCCTATCAGCTTACCACCTTTTAAGACTTTGTATTCGATTGCTTCTTGTAGTTTAGCTAACGCAGGTATGTTTCTATAGAATCTTCTCTTTAACTCCTGTCCTTCCGCAGCTCCGCCCCCTACGATTTCCCCAATTAGTTGATCTCCGGCACCATACAAAAGAGCGTATATAAATGTCTTAGCTTGTGAACGTTCCGCTAATCCAGCAGCCTTTTGGTTCCTTGTATGAACATCTCCTTCGATAACTTCTCTAGCGTATTCACCGCCGTCATAGAAAGCTAGGTAATGTGCTAACATCCGTAGTTCTAAACCACTAGCATCACATCCAACTAACTTGTATCCATCTCCAGCCTTAAACAGATCACGACACTCTTCTCCATAGTCCATGCCAACTGCTGGAACTTGTGCTAGGTTGGGAAAGCTGTGAGTACATCTACCTGTTACCGCACCATTAGTGTTTACTCTACCGTGTATTCGTCCGTTCTTCATCAGTTTTAACCACGCTACATTACCTTCAGCTAACTGACCAAGACGTTTCTGCACTGTCAGGTATTCAAGAAGTAACGATGCAAACGGATGGTTTATTCTTTCGAGGGTAGCACCATCCATCTTTATCGTCTTACCGTCAGGTTGCACAGGTATCTCTATTCCTAAATCCTTAAACCTTTGTTTTATTTCGTGGCGACTACCGGGATTAAACGGTACTATCTTAGTTTTGTTAGCTAACTTGACTGCATCTTTAACTAACGTCTGCTTCAAGTTACGACTCTTTAGTTGCTTCTTTAGTTCCGTCTTGGTTGGTGCTGAGATTATTTCGAGTCCGTCGTTCCATTCAATCTCTAACGACCAACCACTCGGCGTCTTCATCTCCTCTTGCTTGGACGGAAACTCTTTCTGTAGTTTATCCAGAAGATCAGCACGAACACTAGCAAGTTTCATCTCCAACTTCTCTGCTTTCTCGATGTCGAACGCGAACCCTTGCTTCTCTTGTAGCCTCATCAGGTACGCAAACCAGTGCTCGTTCTCTAACATCTTAACATTAGGATTCTGCTGCATGAGATAGTCATATAGGATTTGTGTTACGATTGTGTCACGCTCGCAGTATTTCCTCATGTCCTCGTTGTAACTGTCAAACGCACCTTCTTCCTCACCGTAGGATAGCTTAGTTAGCTTGCTTAATCGTAATCCCCAAGCTCTCAACGATTGACTACCCGGACCAAAGTCTTCATTAAACTTCTTCTCAACTTTAGCGTACAGGTATTCTTTAACACATCTGTCGTAAGCGGTTGATCCTTTCTTAAATCCCTTTTGTTCCGCTAACATGTGCGCTGCTGGTCTATGTGGTTCACACAGTTTAGTTCTTTTGATTATATCTCTATCTCTAATGTCAGGGTGTATGCACTTAGCCATGACCATCGTGTCCAATACTTTAACAAGCGGTGGATGGAAGCTGTACAGTTTACCAAGAGCAGGTATGTCAAAACCAAGGACGTTGTGTCCGACGATATGATCTGCTTTAGCTAACTCATTTAGTCCGTTTCGTATGCCAGCACCGTGATATGTAATCATCTTGGGTGTGGTAGGATCGTAGATAGATAGACAGTGAACCGTGTCAAGATCTGTCAAGTTCGACCAGTCCTCTATCTTATTCGTTTCTATATCAAAGAATAGTGTTTTCATGTCGCAACGTAATCAACTCCTCTAGCATCGTTAAATGCCTGTTCGATCTCAGACAATACCTTATCGTAATCATCTTTATAGTAGTCATGTACCTCTATATCTTTGATATGTTCTAAGTCGCTATCTTGTAAGGTTATAGCCATATCTATAAGTTCGTTTGGCTTCTCTTCACCATATACGTTCTCGCCCGGTCTTCCTCTGTCTATCCATCGCTTCTCTATAGCATCGTGTAAAGCATAGAAGTTCCTGAAATAATACTTTTCGTCATCGTGCTTCCCTTTGCCTTGTATAACTATTTGTTGATCTAGTCCCATGTTAATTGTTCTCCTTTTTAGAATGGTTCATTGTTGGTTGTTGTTGTATCTTCGTATGTCATTATTGCGTCTTTAGCTATATCCTCTATTGTCCCTGCCCAAAACTCTAAGTAATCTTGATCAGGTAGAGGTTCGTTTCTCGCTGCTTTGTACAGTAACTCAGAAGCGTGTAATACCATGTGAGCCAATTCAAAATCTAACTCGTATATTTCTTCGTTCATTTAGAATGGTTCATTGTTGGTTGTATCTTCGAAGACGTTCTTGTCCTCTGTGTATCGTCCGGTTTCTGTGTCGTAATTAAGTGTGGTGCAATGTCCTGTCTGTCCGCTAAATCTATTCTTTAACACACGAACACGGGTCTCATTGCTTGTTGTCTCAGCTTGTTGATTCCGTTCCAAACCGATTACCATATCACTTAGCTGTGCTATAGCCTGTGACCCACGTAGATGGTGTAGACTTACTCGTCCTCCTTCTTCGTGACCACTATCCACTCGCTTCAAGTGACTGACCAACACCATGCCACACCCGGTCTCTTCAACAAGACTACGCAGTTTGGTCATCGTGTTATCAATCAATCGTCGTTCGTCATCTCCTGCAATACCACTGATAACAATGCTTAGGTGATCTAGGAATATCCATTTACAATCGAATCCTTTTATCAGATAACGTATCTTACCCAGCAAGTTGTCACTGTCCATACTTCCGAAGTGATCGTAGGTGTAGAACTTTCCGTTCCCTACTGTCTCTTCAAACGCAGGACGTAACGCTTCCGTGTCTAGTTGTTCGTCTTCTAGGTGTAATGGTTTGTTCAGATGGATGCCCATGATTCCAAGAGCTGTACGCCTGACGGATTCCTCCAGTGCTATATAACCTACCGTCTCGCCAAGACCTAGCAGGTGATGAGCAACCTCACGACAGAACAGAGACTTTCCTATTCCACTACCCGCGCATACCGTAACTAATTCTCCTAGTCTCATGCCGTGGGTTAACTC